TACCTCACTATTTGCAACTATTAAGTCAGACCCTGAGTTTATTTGAAACTTACTAGTCCCACTCATGTCTTGGAAATCGTAGCCCGTAGTATTGGACTTAAACCTCAAATCACCAACCCAATTTACGACATAAGAGTTGGAGCCATCGTGATAAACTTGAAGGTCATCACCAGAGCCAAACATGGCTTTAGCACTATCTGCAAACTCTAGGGCATTGGCAGATTTGTCCCATTCGACATTATAACTTTGACCAACAAGCCTAAAATCACCGTCAAGGTCTACACGGGTACTGTTGAAGGTTTCCCAGTGGGTTCTGTTACCGTCCCATTGGATGCGGCTTTGTTGGTTTGTTGCAGAACTGGATACAAATTTAAGGGCAGCCCCCTGCCTAAATGCAAGGGAATCATGGCTTTTATCGAATATTATATCCGCTGCATCACCATCAAAAGTTACATCACCAGTGAACGTGCCGCCTGTCGCCGCAATACCAACATTAGCACCAGCGGCTATACCGTCCAGCTTTGTGCCATCGGAGGCTACATCACGGCCATCAACGGTTCCTGTTACTGTTATGTCGCCTGAGACTAAGATACCAGAAGCATTAGTCCTTACCTTTTCAACCCCACCAGAATAAAGCCTAACAACATTAGATGTGCCATCAGCCACAAAATAATTCTGAATGTTACCAAAGCCATCGTCTGTTTGTATCGTTACATCTTTGTCATTATCATAGTTTCTTATGAGTACATCACCCACAAAATTATCAAGATATGAATAGGTTCCATCGTGTAAGAGTTGAAGATCACCGCCGTTCCCAATCTTAATTCTACCGTTATCTGATATCTTCAAATCATGGTTAAATATTGCCGTACCCGCATCGGACATATCAAGGGTAAGAGCAATACAGCCCCCGCCGCCATCGACACCAATGAATTTTATGTCTGCATTTGATGCTATAGATTTTATTTCTACATCACTGCCGTTTCTTTGGAAGGTTCCGTAGTGCGTTCCGCCATCATAGAACTGAACCTTGCCGAAATCATCCGCATCCAGAATAATATCACCAGCGACATCTATTGTCATATCGCCGCTAGTGTTAGCTATATTTCCCGTGACGGTAACGCCTGTCGATGTTGTTCCTAATTTTAGGCTTGTGTTGTGGTATAAGTTTACTGACCCACCTTCGTGGGCGTCAATAATAGGTTGCCCAAACGTGTTTTCGATCTTCAGGTGCGCTGCTTGAATTCTAAGGTCACCTGTACCGCTGTCCTTAATGTATGAGTTGTTTCCATCGTGATACAGTTTTAAATCCTGCGAAGTACCAAGTTCAATTCTATTTTGAGTAACACCTGTGCTGTCATTCGCTTGGATATTGTTTCCATTAAGCTGAAGCGCACCACCAAGTTGCGGAGATCCATCATCAACAACGTCAGAAGATTGAGCAGGTAAATTTGTCAGCCCAGAGCCATCGCCCGTTAAGGCTGTCGCTGCAAGGGTTCCAGTGACTGTTGCGCCCGTCGATGTTGTCGCAAACTTAGAGTTCCCATTATGATACAAAGTCACTGCACCACCAGTGCTGAACTGCCCCATAAAATAGCCGCTAGTGGTCATTAAATTTACACCGAAGCCGTTGCTTCGCAGTGCAAGAGAGCCATCCCCAACATCATCAATGAAAGCTGAACTACCGTGGTGATAAATTTCTAAATCACCGCCTGTTCCAAACTTAGCCTTAACATTGTCTTTAAAGGTTAAAGAGTCATCCGACCTATCAAAAACGATGTCACGCCCTGCGGTAGCACCATCGAAAGTGACATCACCCGTAAACGTACCGCCCGCCAATGGCATTTTTGTGGCAATTGAGTTAGTGACAGTCGTACTAAAATTGGCGTCATCACCAAGCGCAGCCGCTAGTTCATTTAGGGTGTTTAGTGTGCTTGGAGAGCTATCAACCAAGTTGGAAATAGCTGTATCTGTGTAGCCCGTGTAATAAGAACCGTGCTGCCCATCCAGTAGGTCAGCGTTGATGTTCAGGGCATCAATATCGGCTTTGGTTTGATCAGCGGTGGCGTTGGTTTCGATAGTATCTAATTTTGTACCCATCGCCGCAACATCACGACCATCGACCGAGCCTGATATAGTAATATTGCCTGTTACGCTTATACCCGTGCTTGTTGTAGCTAATTTCGTACTGCCATAGTGTGATAATTGTACTGCACCAGTAACGCCATTAAGAGTAACATATGGAGTTGGGCTACCACTACCATTATCCGCTTCCAGAAACGTATAGCTGTTTGCCTTGGTGTTTCTGATATAGGTATTCCCATACAAATCAATGTAGTTGGTTCCGTTGTGATACAACATCATATCATCGCCGTTACCGACAATAATTCTGGCGTTGTCTTTTACCTCCATCGCATCGTTTGAAACATCAAACTCAATGTTGGCGTTAGACCCTTGTAGAATTACATCACCAGTGAACGTGCCGCCCGCTTTGGGCATCAACGTGGACGTATCCACTGTAGCCCACGCATAATCAGAACCATTCCAGCCTAAATACTGACCGCTAGAAGCGCTGCCTGTGTTCAAATGCGTATCTACATCGCTGTCAGAGTAACCCGCTGGTACAGAGGCCCAATCATAATCCGAACCGTTCCATGATAGGTATTCACCGTTAGACGCAGTGCTTGTGTTCAGATGTGAATCAACACCCGCATTGAAGCCCAAGTTGGTTCTAGCAGTGGCTGCATTGTTGAGATCAGAAAGATTGTTTGTAGCTACTAGCGCATTGCTTGTATCAAACGCCCCTGCATTCCATTGAGAGCCTGTCCAAACAAACAGAGAGTTGCTGGACGTATTCCAATATAAAGCACCTGTAAGGAGTGAGTTTCCATCATTGTCGGTGCTGGGCGCAGATGATTTTGCACCAAGGTATCTGTCATCAAAGTCATCATAGCTGGCGGCTGCACTAGCCGCTGATGAAGCAGCACCTGTTGCCGACGATGCAGCGTTGGTTGCAGACGTAGAAGCCGCTGACGCACTAGAGGCCGCTGACGTAGCTGAACCTAAAATGCCATCGACGTAAGATTTGTTGGCAGCATCGCCTGTAGCGGTTGGAGTAGCAAGTCCAGTGACTTTATTAGACCCCATCGCCAAATTGCCAGACATCGTATCGCCAGCTTTAGCCACACGGGTATCACGCTGCGTGTCTGTATATACTTTGGTTGCAGCGTCTTGGTTCGACGTAGGATCACCCACGCCTGTGATCTTGCTTGTACCCATTGCGATAGGGCCAGACATAGTACCGCCTGACAAGTTCAGCTTCAGCGCATCCGCATTATCAATATAGGCTTTTCGTGCAAGAGTATCGGCGGTGGCAGGATCAGCACTTGAGGTTGCTTTATTGCTGCCAAGAGTAATGTCACCAGACATCGTTCCACCCGCAAGATTGAGCTTTAAAGCGTCTTGCGTATCGACGTAACCCTTGCGGGTTAGGGTATCATCGGTAGCTGGAGTTGCAGTCGAGGTGGCCTTATTAGAACCCAGTGACAGATCACCTGTCATTGTATCGCCCGCTTTGGCTACTTTAAGGGCATCCTGCGTATCGACGTAACCTTTACGGGTTAATGTATCGTCAGTGGCAGGTGTTGCAGTCGAGGTGGCTTTATTTGCGCCAAGTGAAATATCCCCAGACATCGTGCCACCCGCCAGAGGCAATTTGGTAGCAATAGAATTGGTGATTGTGGTTGAGAAGTTTGCATCGTCATTAATAGCTGCGGCAAGCTCGTTCAGGGTGTCTAACGCACCTGGAGCAGCATCAATAACCGCAGAGACTTCAGCATCAACATAAGCCTTGTTTGCTGCATCTGTGGCGGCTGTAGGCGTTCCAACCCCAGTGACTTTGTTGCTACCCATAGCAATCGGGCCAGACATTGTGCCGCCAGCAAGATTTAACTTCAACGCATCGGCTGTATCGACGTATGTTTTAGTCGTTGCATCGGTAGTTGCGCTGGGCGCTGCTAGGCCTGTTACT